TTAAACCCTATCCAGTGAATCCAAGGGAAGGTGACATTGGTGCAATCATCGAGTCCTTACAAACCAATGGTCAGTATCGCCCCATAGTGGCAAATAAACGCACTGGACACATCCTGACAGGCAATCACACCTTTGAAGGCGCAAAAGCCCTAGGATGGTTCGAAATAGCCGTCTCATGGGTAGATGTAGACGAAGACCAAGAACTCAAAATCGTGCTAGTGGACAACAGAACCTCAGACCTTGCCACCTACGACACAAACGAGTTGAAAAACCATTTAATCAATTCAGCAGGACAATTCAAAGGAACAGGATTCCAACCCGAAGATGCCTCCGAAATACTTTCAGGTGGTCAATCAAAACCCGGTAATCAACCCATCGGTAGAACAACATGCAAAGTTGGGGAATACAAATTCCGTGCATCAACCGAAGAGTTGAACAATTGGGCAAACAAAATCGAAAACTGGCAAAATGTTGCAGAACTTTTAATAATGCCTTTGGAAGCGTGCAACGAATATCAACAAGGGTATAATTAAATATTATGAGCAACGCTGGAAGACCATCAAAAATTAGTAAAGAAATTTGTGATGCAATCGTTGAGAACCTAAGACTCGGAAACTACATCGAGCACGCCTCAGCAGCGTGTGGGATAAACAAATCAACCCTGTACTTGTGGCTTGAAAGAGGTCGCAAGGAGCAAGAAAAAATTGATGCAGGACTTGAAGCAAACCCTGATGAACAAATATTCATGGAATTTTCCAACGCAGTAGAAAAAGCGAAAGCCGAAGCCGTATCACGAAATGTTGCCATCATCCAAAAGTCTGCACATCACGGAACTTGGCAAGCAGCAGCGTGGTGGTTGGAAAGAACACAACAACAAGTCTTTGGTCGTAAACAACAACTTGAACACACAGGTGCAGAAGGCGCACCAATCAAACTTGAAGTCTCAACACAGGAGATTGAAGAAAAGGTATCTAAGATACTTAACGCACGAAAAGGTGAATAGTCGTGCAAACACGCATTGTTGACGAGATTCTCAGATTAGAACCTAAAGAACGAGTTTTGTTGCTCGCTGAGTTGAATGACCAAGAACGCTATGTCATTTCACAAATGTTGGATGCAGAGTTAACAAACAAGTGGGCAAAGTATGAGCATGACCCAGTTGGTTTTGTTATCGATGGTTTGGGTGAATCCTTGTGGTCGAAACAAATTGAAATCTTTGAATCTGTTAGGGATAACAAAAGAACAGTTGTTCCAGCATGCCACGCCCCGGGCAAATCACATTTAGCAGCACGCGCTGTTGCTTGGTGGATAAGTGTTCATCCCCCGGGGACGGCTGTTGCAGTGACCACAGCGACAACACATCGTCAAGTTCGAAACATTTTGTGGAAGAACATTAGACAAGTTGCAGCGCAAAACGATTTACCCGGTGATGTTTTAACGGTGCAGTGGAAAATCAATAACACAGTGGTTGGTTATGGTTTTAGCCCAGCAGCGCATGATGAGACAGCAGTTCAAGGTATCCACGCACCGAATCTTCTTGTTGTTGTTGATGAGGCAGGTGGAATTAGTGACACGATAGGTCGGGCATTGGAATCTTTGATGACAGGTGGTCACACTCGTCTTCTGGTTTTGGGAAACCCTCCAACAGATTTAGAGGACACATGGTTTGAAAGAATCTGCAATTCACCTCTTTACAATGTGATTCCCATATCGGCACTTGACACACCAAACTTTACAGGTGAGAAAACTGAGCGTTGCCGTTCATGCCCATCACATGTTGAAACACACGATGTTGCATCGCATCTTGTTGACCAAACTTGGGTTAATGATGTTATTTCAGAATTCGGTGACGATTCACCATTCATTGAGGCAAGAGTGCATGCCCGATTCCCGAGGAGCAGTGTTGGAAAGGTTATTCCTTTTACTTGGGCTGAGATGGCAACACAAAACGATGACCCAATTGAGTCAGACGATATTAAACTTGGGGTTGACATTGCATCAGATGGTGGTGACGAATTCGTTATCGCAAAAGCAGATGGTTTCAAATGCACAATTGTTCACCGTTCATCGGGTAAACAGAACGCAAACGCTGTTGATGTTGCACAAGTAATTCAACAAGAAATCGATAAAGCACAAGAAGAACACGAGAAGCGTGGAAACACAAACAAAGTTCGAGTGAAAGTGGACACGATTGGTGTTGGTTGGGGTGTTGTGTCCTTATTGCAAAAGTGGGAGCAAGAGGGAAGACATAAAGGAAAAATTGTTCCAATCAATGTTGCCGAACGAGCCAAAGATGAATCAAAGTTTAGAAACACAAGAGCAGAACTTTGGTGGAATGGTAGAACCCTTATGCAACCTATTGATGGAAGGCAATCAGTTCATTTAGATATTGATAGGCAAACACTTACACAACTTGCAGGTCCAACATTCAAATCGGATTCTTCAGGTCGTATCCAAATCGAATCAAAGGCAGATATGAAACGAAGAGGTGTTCATTCACCTGATAGGGCTGAGGCTGTTTTGTTAGCAATTTATGACCCTAAAAAGTTATCTGATGTCACCCCAGTTGTTCCTGTCAGTTTTGGTCAATCTAACCCTTGGAAGATGTAAAATTGTTGGATGGCAAACAATAATCGTCTCACTCGTGGTGAGGCTTCAGTCGGTAGTCTTATTGTTGACGATTTAATTCGTTTCAACGATGGCACAGAACAAGACACTGCATACCATCAACATAATCTTTCAGCATTCTCAACAGCAACACAAACAAACACAGGTGGTGGCACAGCCCCAGTTGCCATGATTTTTGAAACAATATCTCAAGCCAACGAAATAAATATTGTCAATAACACAAGAATCACCCCAAGTCATTCAAGTGAATACAACATCCAATTTTCTGCACAGGTTGATAAAACAGATGGTGGGAAAGACGAAATAGATATTTGGTTTGCTATCAACGGAACAGCCATTCCTTACTCAAATACTCGTTTAACTTTACCTTCAAATGCTGATGACAAAGTTGTTGCTTCATGGAACTTTATAACCCCACTACAAGACACAGAATATTTAGAAATCTATTGGTATTCTTCCGACACAGCGATGAGGCTTTACGCTGAAGGACCACAAACAAATCCAACAAGACCGGGTATCCCTTCAGTAATTCTCACCGTGTGGGAAATTTAACGATATAATTTAGACAGGTTTCTATGAAAGGACATCATGTCTGCTCAATATAAGGTAAGAAAAGGTCAAACAGTTCGTTACGAGAACGCCACAGGTGTTGTCACCTATTTAAGAGTTGCAAGAGTTACAAGCCAATCAGCAATAACACTTGATTCTTTGAAAGGTCAAGCAAGCATTTCAGCAGTACCTAAAGGTGCATCAACAACCCCGGGAATCCCAGTTGGTGTTAAGCCAGCACGATACGCTTGGGTAAATGCCTAGAACTTACAAGGCTGGGCAAGAGTTAAGAATTTTTCGTGATGACACATATCATCATGCCATCATTCTTAAAGTAAACAATATTGATTCCAACGAAGTTGAAGTTCGTATTGGTAATTTTACAAAAGCAACAATTGCCTTAGCCGTAAACTCTGGAATCAGACCAACCGATACCAGACCAACACAATGGCTTTCAGGTGAAATTAACCCTGATGACTTTGTGCCACCACTACCAGAACCACTGCCAGCATTTCCTGACCTTGAGTTAGACGATGCAATCTTTGGTTTATTAGATGAATCCCTTGTCGCTTAAAAGTAAGGTAAGATAATTTCATGGGTATTTTTATTGAACGCTCCAGAGGCGAACGCACAGGCGATGCTTCCACAATTTTGTTTCCAAATTACATGCACTCGGTGCAAAAACAAGAATTGATTGAGAAAGCCAAACATTTCAAAGAAGGTTCTATGGTCTCATGGAATTCTTCAGGTGGCACAGCAAGAGGAAAAATTGTTCACATCATGCGCGAAGGTGTTCTTGGTGTTCCTGATTCAAAGTTTAAGATTAACGCACAACCAGATGACCCAGCAGTTTTGATTCAACTTTACCGTGATGGTGAAGAAACAGAGACTTTTGTTGGTCATAAGATGTCAACACTTAGTGGTGCATCTTCTATGTCTAAGGAATCACCAACTATGAACACTGTTCATGTTGATTCTGTTATGGGTGGCAAGAAGAAGAAAAAGAAAGCCATGGATGCTAATGGTTTAGAAATTGAAATTGAATTAGAAGAAGACGAAATGGAAGACGAAGAAGAAGATGTAGAAATGGCTATGGGTGGCTACGGCTACAATATGCCAAAGAAAGACAAAAAAACTTCTTACAATATGTAAGGAATAAATCATTCCTGAGTTAAACGCAAACATTCCACCTATCGAATGCTATGTGCGTGGAAACTTTCTCCGTGACCAACAAGACTCGCATGACAAATATTTTCCTGTCGTAATCTTCGGTGTTGCCTCAGTTCAGAATCGTTCACCTTTGTTTCATTTCTTGATGGAAGATGGTGGGATTTGGTGGCGTATGCCTATCAACGCATTCTGCACAAAACCTAACACCCCAGAAGTTGACATTCATGATTTGGTTCTTTGGAATTCTTTCAGCCCTTTCATTAGTGTGACAAGGTTTGCTAACTTGGCTAACATGAGAATGCAATACAGAAACAGGCACAAAGAAATCGTGAAAGGCAAATACCTGTTTACTTTGGATTGGCATAATGCTGAATCGAATCGTTTGGATGATGGTTATTCTGAATCACCGGGGCAACATAAATGTGGTCATGTGATTGAAAGAGAAGATGGTAACTTTGCGATACAACCAAACAATCGTGTGCTGTTATTTGAACCATCGTTTACTACCAAGGTTGGAACGAAGTTGATTGACAGGCTTGTGAATTCTCGTAAATGGGATGTTGAAGATGCCGATAAATGGTTGGTTGAAGATTCTGAGCGTTACGACTACGACCTACAAGTGAAAGAGCCTAAGAAAAAATAGTTATGTGTTACCAGTGTGGGGATTGCACAAGTGAATGTCAACCTGATTCCGAACCAGATTTAGACGATTTGCTTTAATCTAGGTTTTGTTCGAAATCTCTTGCGCAATCTTCTGAGCAGAAAGCAAAATCTAATCTGTCGTAGCCTCTAACAGACCATGCTCTGACTTGGTTGTATGGACCTATCTTCAAGCATTGTGTGCATGATGCAAGAATGTCACCAAATGTTTTCATGTAACTATCACCTCCTCCTCGTTTCTTCCGTTGAAGTAAGCAACAATGTTTTTCTTGTTGATTCTTTTCTCAAGCACAACACCATCTTTTTCAAACCTGTTAGCAAACCATTCGGCTTGGTTCTTGTCTAATGTCCATGACAAACCATTCTCATTCAGATTCTTTACACAACCCCTGTACACAACCAGTTCGTTGTCTAATGATTTGAGGGTTTCAAGTTCTTGTTCATCCATCAAGTTTTCTTTGTGGTTTCGTTTTGATTGGAAAAGTTTTCTCCAAGTTTCTAAATCTTGGTAAGAGTTTTCGGTGTCAGTCCAAATGTTTGACAATAGTTTCCAATAGTTTTTGTTGTTCAGGTTTCGTTTAATGTCAACGAATGCTAGGAGTCTGTATGGTCTTTCGTGTAGGAAGATGAATTGGTTAAAGTTTTTTGTGTCTAACGCTTTTCTTATTTGGTTGTATTTTTGTTCTAGTTGTTGGTTTGCAATGGTTGTTGATATGAATGGTTGGAATACGAGTGGGTGTTTGATGTATTGACCGATTGGTGTGTCGGTTAAGAATTGTTGGAGTTCAGGATTTAGTTTTGCGTTTTGGTCTTGTTTGATTAGGTCAAGAATTTTGTCTTTTGTGTCAACTATCATTATTTTCTCCACCCATGTTTATCTTCTGGCAATTGTTCCCAGATGACTCTGAATTCTTGTGGAACTTTTTTGATACATTCTTTTCCGATTGGAAAGAATCCCATGAAGCCACCATCTTGCGCTAAGTCGTAATCTTCTGGGTGTACGATTGCGCTACCACCATCACCAACATAGACACCGATTGTTAGGTTTGTTTTTCTTCCACAAACGGTGCATGGGTTTTCGCTACCTGATTCGTGAAACTTTTCTGAGAACAGGTTCAAACCGATTTCGTGTGAATAGATACCTCTGTATGTTATTTCTTTATTGTTTAGGTTTTGAATTTGTTTTACCATAAATTTTTACAGCCTCCCCATTCACATGCTGCTTGACCGTCAATTTTTATATCTCTCAAACGCTCTTCAACAAATTCTTGTACTTCTTCTTTTGAAGATGCGTATTCTTGGAAGTAAGTTTTTAGGTTCTTTTCGATTACATTGATTGAG